TATCGAGAATGCATTAGAAAAATTAAAACAAGAACAAGAATAATCAATATGAAAAATATAACAGTATTAATACCTATTCACAAAATTAATGAAGATTATAAGGAAATGTTAAATAAAGCTTTAGAATCTGTTGAAGATTTTCACAACGATGTTAAAGTATCTTTGGTATGTCCTTCAGAAGTAAAAAAGGAGTTAACTAACTTATCCGATAAATTAGAAATTAATTTTGTGGTTAATAAAGGTGAAACAGACTTTTGCTCTCAAGTGAATTTAGGTATCGAAAAATGTGATACGGAATGGTTCACTATTTTAGAGGTTGATGACCAATTTAAATCAATTTGGTTAAAATCGATTAACGACTATAGAAAAATTTATAGTGATGTTGATGTATTCTTACCAATTGTAAAAGACATCAACTCAGAGGGAACCTTTGTTAGCTTTACCAACGAATCTGCTTGGGCTTACGGATTTACCGACATGCAAGGATTCATTGACAATGAGGTACTATTAGAATATCAAAACTACCAAATTAGTGGTGGACTTTATCGTACACAAAAAATTAAAGATAATGGTTCATTAAAAGAAAATATCAAATTGACTTTTGGATACGAATTTTTACTAAGATTAACTCACAATGGAGTAAGAGTAATGACAGTACCGAGAGTTGGTTACCAACACGTTAATCTTAGAGAGGATTCATTATTCTGGTTATACAAAAATGACGAGAATAGTTTATTATCCGAAAAAGAAGTTAAGTTTTGGTTAGATTCAGCAAAAAAAGAATTTTTCTTTAAAAATAAACGAGATGTAAATTATACCGAAGCTTAATGCCAAGACCAAGAACCCAAAAAATTTATTTTGGGGAGGATCAAGAGAAGGCGGTAGTTAGTTACTTAGAAAGTACAGACGAAGCAGAAAGAAATAAGATATTCAATGAATATTTACGTGAACCCCTAATTATAATGGTCGAATCAATTATTCGACGTTATAAACTATACAGAAAAGACTTAGAATTTGAAGAAATTCATACAGATACTATGTCCTTTTTAATTACTAAGATTAATAAATTTGACCACACAAAAAACCACAAAGCCTATTCATATTTTGGGACCATCTGTAAGAACTACCTTATGGGAGCAATACAGAAGGATACAAAGGAACAAAATAGACAAGTATCCTATGATGATATATCATCAGACATTGAGGGTAGATCGGACCTATCATATGTAATAGATGAATACGTTGTGGACTACAGGGATATCATTATAAAAATGAGTATAGAGTTAGAACTTTTTGTTGAAAATGAGGATTTAACCGAAAATGAACAAAAATTAGGGTACGCTTTACTTGAGATTTTTAACAATTTTGATAAGATATTCCAAGTTGGGGATGGTAACAAATTTAATAAAAACCTTATCTTACTCTCTTTAAGAGAGATGACTTCATTGTCAACCAAAGAAATTAGAATATCCCTCAAAAGATTTAAAAAGTTGTATGATGGAATTTTAGGTGGGTTTTTAGAATAAACCTATTTATTGGTATGAGAACACAAAGAAATTTAATCTCCTTAGAGGTTGATTCTGCATTAGCTTTAATGCAGGAAATCTACAATGACATTGTGGAACAAAAGAATACAGCATCAATGATAACAAAGAAAATGTTAACATTTATGAAAGATGCTGAGGATATGAGTGTAATCGGTCCTGTTATTAAAGAACAACAAAAAATCCTAAACGATTGCACCGAGAAAAAAATCTCCTTAGTTAAACTACAAGGTGTTTTATTAAAACAAACACAATCTGCAGGTAAGGCTGGTGGACCTATGGGTAAGTTAACCTTATCCGATGAAGATAGAGAAATATTGGATAAATTAATGGAGAGTGGTTCTGATAATAAAAGTAAATCAAACTACACATTATAATGTCCAATAAAATAAAAGAAACGAGAAAAAAGATTAGGCAAAAAATCGATGCTATTAAAAGAGCAAAAGATAACGCCAAAGAAAAGTCCAACAAATTTATTGATGGTTATGAGAACAAAGCACTAAAAGGTGCAGATGATTTATCAAAAACTCTATCAGATTTTTCCGCCAAAAAACTAAAAAAGTTAGAAGGTGGGATAAATCGTGCTAGTGATGTTTTTTCTGATTTATTGGAAACTGTAGAAAAATTTGTAAGCGCCAAAAACATAAAGGTCGAATCTTCGGATAAGTTATTTTCAAAACAAAGATTAAGACAACTTACAAATGAATCGGCCATTGAAACTTTAAGGTCATCACAACAAATCATTTTAGAATCCGTTCAAAAAATATTATTTGCTGGTGATGGTATATGTGGTGCAAATCAAACATTTGGTTCAACTGATAGTGCAACATTAAAACCACAAGAATTTGATTTCATGAATGTATTAACTGTTGACCCAACATCAAATGTTGGTAAAATTGTTTACGAGAAGGAATCACCAGATAATGGATTAATTAAAATGAATAGAAAATTACATAGTCTATTCGGTGCACCTAACACCCCTGAGTTATATAGGGCAACAAATGGAAATTCTTTATTCTCATTGTCATGGGACGAATCAAATCAAAGATATAATGTAAGTGGTTTACAAGGTAAAAATATAAAAACATTTTTTACTGATTATTATTCAAGTATTGAACAAGTAGATTTTAGTGGTGTCACTAAAACCGCAATATATATGACATTACATGGAGATGGTAGTGAACCTCCTTTATTTGATAAAGGTTTTAACGATTTAAATAGATTATTGGCCAAACTATGTGCGATGTGCGGAAATCCTAAAAATGGTAAAATTCCTAACGCAACCACAGAATTTAATGAGAATGACGAAGATGTCCAATCTTATTTTGATTTTGACGACGTTGAGGGAGTTGACTTGGACGATGAAAAAGATAGGTTAGATAAGGTATTAAAGTTTAGAGATTGTAATAATTTTAAAATACCCATAAATCCAACACATTTTGAAGATTTTGTTTATGATGATGGTAATTTAAATGATTCAGTAAATGATGCCTTATTTAATGCGGCGTCCGATGCGCATAACCAATCCGAAGGTTCGATACCTCCCGATAATTTTCATTTATCCATTTTAAATACTTTTATACTTAGTTTACCAAGAGCACTTATTGGTTCGTTATTAAGTCCAAAATATTTCTTACCATTTATAATAGTTTATAAAGTTTTAGTTGTTGGTGTTGGTGGGGTCATAAAAACCGCCAAACAAATGATGAAAATTTTATATAAATTATTTAATGAAATTATTACAAAATTATTGTGGAAATTTATAAATGAGTTTTGGAGAAGAGTTAAAAAAGATTTATTAGTATTTTTGACCGACATAGCCGCATCAATATTAAAAAAGAAAGGTAGAAGATATCGATTAATTTTATTGTCATTAATTGCAATATTAACAAAAATACTTGAAAATGGTTTTGATACCTGTAAAGACTTATATGGTTTAATAAATAAAGCAATTGATTTAGCTTTGTCAGGTTTTGGTGGTGGATTCGTAACTGCGGGAATTAGTACCTTTTTATTACCATTTTTCTTACAAAAACCTGGTTATAGTGAAGATGGTGCGGTCATTCGTGCAATTGAAAAATTAGAAGAAGCTGGTGTTTCAACCTCACCCATATTTGGTGAGGATAATAAAATAATCGATTTAGTAAAATCAGTCATTAGTGGTCATGTAGAAGAACAAGATACAAATGGATTTATTGCGGCAAGTAATACTTCGGTAATTATCCCACACCCAAGTCCATTTGTCGGTTCAGTATTTATACCACCAGGATTATTAACAGTAGGGGGAGGTACATTTTAATATGGATAAAGAAAAAATTATTGATGTTGTTAATGATGTTAAAAATAAATCAAATAAAGATTTATTTCTTGCAATTAATGAATTGAATGACGAGTTTGAAAAAACAAAAGCATTAATTATTGATTTAACAAGACATTTAGATAGTGTTGAGGCGTTGTTCAATGAAATAAACGATGAGATAGAAAAAAGAATTAAGAAATGAGTGATGTGAGCACTAGAATAATTGAACTGGGTTCATGTACAGATAATAGAGACCCGTTAGGTTTAGGTAGAATACGTATTCAAACATTTGGTGATGGGGCCGGTCCCTCTGCGGGTGCCTTAAAATATGAGCCGTGGGATGACAAAGATCCATTTATTGCGATTCCATTTTTACCTGCAAATATAAACTACATACCCTTAATTGGTCAATCGGTTAAACTCATTAATTACAATCCAGTTAAAGACACGGTAAATAGAGAATATATTTCTGGACCATTTACAACAACACACGATTTTAATACACAAGTATACTCATCACAAGTTAAAAATACAACATACGGAGGAGCCGATTCGGAACTACCAAAAATTGTTAATAAAAACGATGGTCAAATTATTGATAGTTTTGTAAAATCGTCAATAGCGAAATATGATGACTACGCAGTATATGGTAAAAATGGTTCGGACGTTTTATTCACGGAAAATGGTCTATCTTTAAGAGGAGGTAAGTTTGTGCCAAAAACGATGGTTGCACAATCACAAAACACGTTTAATAAGCCATACATGTCAAATAAAATGGCGACACTACACCTTAAAAAATATAGTAATAAATTAGAATATTATGAAGATACCACAACTGAACTTATTACCGAATCTAAAAATTTAAAATCAATAATAGAATATAGTATTGATAAATTTGATGGTAGTAACGCAATTATTAGTTTTTACGTATATCTTATTAAAGATTTTGATAATGCCAAACAAACAACTTACGGCAACATATATAATACGAGTAATCCAAAATTAGAAAATTCACCAATCATTACCGGTAACACTCAATTAATAACAACAGGAACAACAGAACCAACATTCACCGTACCCGTTTCGGATATTTTATCTAACGGTGTAAATGGTATCTATAAAAAAATTAGACATACCTTAAAGAAAATACATAATAAAACAAGTCTTTTCCATATAGATCCGGCACTACCATTTTCAAGTGTTGATTTACATCCATTTTATTTTAGACCCACCTTATCTTGTGTTAATGCTACATTGACGACTCAAAATGAAATTAACAATAGAGTTACAATATTTAATAATGTGACATTAGGTCAAGGGATTGGGCCTAAAAGTGGTTTAGTTTATGATAAAACAAAAATGTCTCCTACGACTAGACCGATAACTAAAACTGTTACAAAATTAAGGGATACCCCGAGCTCTGAACAAACTTTTTCATCTTTAAAATCAGATAAAATATTTTTGTTATCACCAGAGTCCAATCCTCCAGAAAAACAAATTGGGATAGATTTTTCTAAATTAGAAAAATATGAATTAAGTCAGGACAATTACATGACTGATATTTTACGTCATACATATTCATCAGTTAGGGGTGAGACACTTATTACACTTATTGAGTCCATAATCAATTTAATATTCAGTCACCAACACAATTTAGTTGGGCCTCCGGTACCAAGTGACCCGAATTATATTAAATTAATGAAGTTAATGGAAACAATGAAACAGGATATTTTAAATAATTCAATTAGAATCAACTAATTTGATATTTATTAATAAAAAAAGATGTCATATTTCCGTTCATATTTTGAAAAGAACAATACGATAATCAAGAATTCTCAGGTAAACACGGCTAAAAACCCAACTACCGAGATTTTCTATGGTTCAGGATTTTCTAAATTCATATTTAAAGTTGACCTTGCAGATTTACAAGGTAGAATAAATAATGGTGATTTGGTTATTGACCAAAATACAAGACACCATCTTAAAATGACCAATACCATATTTGGTGATGAAGGGTTAAAAGGTCAGAATAGAACCACGGGTAGAAATCGTGCAACTTCATTCAATCTAATAGTTTTTAAAATAAGTGAGTTTTGGGATGAGGGTTTAGGTTTTGATTACCAAGATAGTGAGTATGATTTTACTGCAGGTAACAATACATTTGACGAAAGACCATCTAACTGGTTTAATAAAACAACATTAAATCAATGGTCAACCCAAGGTGTTTATAGTAATAATCCTACTATTGTTACCATCGCACATTTTGACAATGGTAATGAAAATTTAGACGTTGATATCACTAATTACATAAATGGTATAATCTTATCGGGAGATACCAACCACGGATTAGGAATTGCGTTTGAGGTAATATATCAGGATATCACACCTGAGATAGACCAATCTGTGGCATTTTTTACAAAATACACACAAACGTTCTTTGAACCATTTGTTGAATCTGTGTTTCAAGATAGAATAGAAGATAATCGACATAATTTTATTGAAAAACAAATACAGAATTTATACTTACATGTCACAAAAGGAACCAATTATTATGATTTAGATTCATTACCGACAGTTGATATTACCGATTCAAATAACAATTTGGTGGTACCATTAAATAACCTACAAACGACTAAAATAAGAAAGGGAGTATACAAGGTTACATTTGGTTTAGAAGGTGTCTTATGTGACGGAAAAAGGTTCTATATTGATAAATGGAAAGGGTTATCCCTTAATGGAGTATCAATAAGTGATGTTAAACAAAAATTCATACCGAAACCATATACCGCGGGATTCACAATTGGTGAAAATCAAACAGAATTACAAAGATACGCCATTCAATTTTTTGGTTTAAAACAAAATGAGAAAATATTAAGAGGTGAAAAAAGAAAAGTGGTTGTCACATTTAGGTCAATAAACGAACCAAAATCAGTATTATTTGATGAAGTGTTCTATAGAATTTTCATTAAAGAAGGAAGAACTGATGTTGTCATTTACGATTGGACACAACTTGACGTTACAAATGAAAATTCATTTGTATTTGATACCTCATTTATGATACCGAGAGAATATATGATTGAAATAAAAGGAAAGACCCATACTGAGGAGATATTCTATAACGAAACAATAAAATTTGAGATAGTATCAGAAAAATAAAACTATTTATTACTATGAATATAACTGAATTAATTAAGAAACATTTAAATAAGGTGGTAAAGGAACAAGAATCACACATATCTGAAGACGGAACTTATATGGTTTTAACCAACTTAGTTCAAATGAAAAATGATATCGAAAAGATATTATCTTATAAACATCAATCCGATTTTCCAAAATTAGTTACAGGTGAACACGCATGGGCGGGTGACCATATAACAACATCAAAGGATGATATTGAAGAAGTGGCGAATTTTATTGAGGGTTATTTTGAACAAAAGAATTTATCCGAAGCAGAAAAAAAAAGTAATAAGCTTTGTTCAAGAGGTGTTTCTGCGGCAAAATCTAAATTTAAAGTTTACCCATCCGCATATGCCAATGGTTATGCTGTACAAGTTTGTAAGGGTAAAATAAAAGGATTAGATGGTAAAAGACACTGCTCAGGTTCGTATTGTAGTGGTAAAAAATAAATTATGAAAATACACATAAACGAAGAAGACCTACAATATATTAAACTATCCATCAATAATGGTGAGGTACTACAAGAAGATCTGGGTAGATGGTTTAAAGAAAAATGGGTAGATGTTAGTAGAAAAATAGATGGTAAACATCCACCATGTGGACGTAGTGATGCGAATGGTGAAAAAGGAAGAAAGGGGTACCCAAAATGTAGACCATCTAAGAAAGTATCAAAAGATACCCCAAAAGTGGCTTCTTCATATGACAAGAAAGAAAAAAAATCAATGACCTCACAAAAGAGGAGAGCTGAAAAAAAAGACCCTAAAATTGGTAAGGGAAATAAACCAACAATGACAAAATTTGATGAACAAATGGAAAAAAGAACAATCATTCAAATAACCGAAGACCAGTTCCAAAGACTTTTTGAATATAATGAAGAAACCCCTGTTTTAATTTATGAAGACGAATCGGGTTCCGTTCAGAATACAAATTTTGAATCAACCAACATGTTAAATGAGGCTGAGTATCAAGGACGTAAAGTTCAACTTGGAAAAATTATGCAAGGCGATATTAAAAAGTTTAAAGTGTACGTCAAGAATGACAAGGGTAAGGTGGTTAAAGTAAATTTCGGTTTTGGAGGTAAGTCCGCCAAAGGAAAAAGAATGGTTATTAAGAAAAATAATCCTAAGAGACGTAAATCGTTTAGAGCTAGACATAATTGTTCAAATCCAGGTCCTCGTTGGAAACCAAGATATTGGGCTTGTCGTACTTGGTAAAATTTTAATATGAACTTACAAGAGAACATACAAAGGATTAAAGAAATGATGATTTCGGAGGAGATGGTACAATCTGATGCTTGGAAATCTATAAAGAAAACCTTAGATGTTCTTAAAAATAAGAAAAAAATTTTATTATTAAGTTGTTCTAATAGACATAATTGGGATAAAAATGATATTGATATACCAAAATCTAAAATGATTGCAATGTATCTTAATGATGAATTAGGTGATAAATCAACATTAATAGATGTGCCAGAACTTAAGATATTTCCTTGTGAAGGTAACGTATCAAGAAAAGATGGTGATTCGTGTGGTGTATTAAAAGCCAAATTAGAAGACAAGGATAAAAATCCCTCAGGTCATCACAGATGTTGGGCAAGTATCAATAACAAATCAGACGAACTTTGGAAAATATCCAAAGAACTATTTGAATCAGACGCAGTTATATTTTTTAGTTCAATAAGATGGGGACAAACAAATATGTATTACCAAAATCTAATTGAAAGACTTAATTGGGTTGAAAATAGACATACAGTACATAATGAATCTAACATAGTAAAAGACATTGAATCTGGATACATTTGTACGGGACATAATTGGAATGGAAGTAATGTTGTTGATTTACAAAAACAAGTCCATTCATTTTATGGATTCAAAGTAAATGATGATTTATATTGGAATTGGCAGTACACAAAAGATATTAACGACGAAAGCCAAAAGTCTTATAAATCCTCATATAAAAAATTTATACAGGATACTAAAATACCTGATTCTCAGTAATAGATTACATTAACCCCACACTCACTTAAAAGTTGTTTAGCTTTACTTTGGGATTCCTCCCACTTTTCTTTATTTTTAGTGGTGCAGATTTCCTTACAATATACCGTCTTTATACCTGAATTTACAATTCCTCTAGCACAATCCATACAAGGTAATCCCGATGTTAGATAAATTGTTGAGTTTTTGAGTGATACACCCTCAAGAGCGGCATTATAAATTGCATTACGTTCCGCATGTTCTATCCAGAAGTATTTCTCGGGTCTTTCCTGACGTTCTTGTAATGAATCGTCCAAACCCCTTGGAAACGAATTATAACCCGTAGAAAGGACGTTTCTACCCTCACCAACGACAACTGCACCTATCTGTGTAGATTGGTCTTTAGATTTTAGTTTTACAACCTCAGCAATCTCTAAAAAATATTCTGTCCAATTCATATTAAATTAATTTTTGTTTTGCCCAATAGTACAACATACCGGAGGCATATCTGTTTAGGTTTCTAGCCTCTTTTTTTAAAATTAAATTACCCATTTGTATTAAATGGTTTTTATTGGTTAAATCTATCCCCACAATTAACCCACCTTCATGTTTTTCATATGTTGTTTCTTTCATGGGTGGAAAATACTTCCCCTCATCATCAAGTTTCAAAACCTTGATCATTTCGTCTTTTTTCATTTTACATTCGATTCCTCTAGAATGTATCATTTTTTCTAAGACATCTAACCTTAATTTAGAATAGTCTACCTCACCCATAATGCAAATATAACTAATTTTTTGGAATATACCAAAAATAAAAACCCTCCATATTTTAGAGGGTTTTTATGTTAATATTAATTTAAAAAAATATTAAAGAATTTCTTTACCATTGAATGCAACCGCTTCAGAAAGAATAGATTCGGTATCATTAGAGAAAGAAAGGTATCTTTCATACATTTCTGATAAGAAACCTTGAATTGCACCTAAAGTTTTACCGGCAACATTTGCCGCAGATTGTGCAAATTCACCCGCTTTATTTTTTATTGCGTTTGTAGTTTGATTATATACATTTTTTGCACCTTGAACCGCAGCATTAGCGGTATTTTTTACACCTTGAACCGCAGCATTATATTGACCTTTAGCCCAATTTGATGCTTGATCCCAAGCGACACCAACTTGATTTTGTATTGATGCCCAACTATTTTTTAAGTGGTCACCAACCAAACCTGCAAATTCTTTAATTCCGGCCGCGGCAACAAGAACTTTTGCCCATTGTTGGGTACCAAATTGTTTAAATGAGTTAATTGCCCATTTTGCAATTGAAACTGTTGAATCTTTTAATGTCGCAAGTTTTTGATTTACAACGTTCATACCTTTATCAAATGCCACACCTATTTTATTAAATGAATTAATTGTGTTTTGACTTATTTGATTGAATGTTTTAATAACTGCCTTTCCTGATGCCGCTATAAACTTAAGAATAGCGTTGTGAGCTGCTGCACCTATTTTATAAATCCCATTTCCAATAAGATAAACAACCGCACCACCAATTATAACTATTTTAAAAGATACTTTAAGGATTGTAACAACAGTTTCTTTTAACCCTTTAACCGCGTTTGATGCAACTTGATTAACAGCTTTACGAGCTTGTTGTCCTTGAACCATACCTAAAGTTTGACCTTGAGTAAACGCATTAGACGCCGTTTGCTCCTCTATAATTTTTGAAATCAATCTCTTGAGTTCAGATTCTTTTAATTGAATAACTTTTCTTTTCATCGTATAAATATTTTTTTTATATTATATAAATATCCGTTACATAATAAAAAAACCCCCGACATGTCGGGGGTTTTTCATATTCAATCCTATTAAGATTATCTTAATGTATCCAAAGAGAATGTAGTGATACCTTTCACGTCGATTACACCAAAGTAACGGTTGTTTACCATTTTCTTTGCGTAACGTGTCATGATTCCTTTGATTGGAGTCATTGTGAACGGATTGTACATTGTTGGAGTTAATTGTAAAGGTACATATGGTGCGTAGATGTAACCAGCGTCCAATAATGATTTACCTTTGTGACCAATTAAGATCTTGCTAGCTGGGAAGTAAGGATCACGATATACTTGATATCTTCCAGCAAGAGAACCGATTTTCTCGATACCCATGTTGTATGAATCTTGCTCAGGAGCTGCGTTAGATACGTGGAAATACTCTAAATCATCGAATACTGCAGAAACTTCTGAAGAAACAACGATCCAGTTAGCACCACCTCTTAATGTAGTCTTATGGATTTGAGCTGAAATTTGGTTAACCTTAGTTACCAAAGTTTGGTTCCAGTCTTTTTGAGTGTAACCTTGTAATGTAGCACCTGATGCTCCACCATATTTCCACTCATTGTAATCCCACTTAGCTTTCCAAGCCGCACCTTTACGTAAATCACGTAAGATTTCACGGTCAACTTCTGCTGCGATTTGCTCAGATAATAAAGCTGTTAATTCAGCTTCAGCATCGATGTTGTGGAATGCACTAACGTCTTGAGCCAATTCAGGAGACCATGTAGCTCTTAATTTTCTTTCAGTTACAGAAACTGTTACTGATTGTAAATCGAAAGAAACTTCACCGATTTGATCTTCAAATTCTAAAGTATCGTAAGTTCTGAAAGTTAATGTGAAATCACCAATTGTTGTACCTGTAGGTAAAGTGATGTTAGAGAAACCAGATGTTGGATCGTAGTTCTGCATATCAACACTTACATAGATAACACCATCTTCATCACAGATGTCGTTGTAGTTACCTGAAGGGTAGTTACTTGATGATGATTGTTGACCATATTCAACAATACCCTTACCATATTTCTGAGTAACAACGTTGAAGTTTTTAGATGCAGTTAAGTATTTAACTTCTGCAGATGCTAAAAATTCTTCAGTATCCATTGCGTTACCATTTGGTCCGATTAATTTACCTTGACCATCTTTAGAGAATCCTGTAAACTTCAAGATTAAAGATGATTGTGCGTTTGAAGCACCAGTAACACCAGAAATAGCAACAGCTGAAACTGCACCATTACTGAAAGTAACCGCAGAAACTGCAGTTAAAGTTACAGCTGAATATTGACCTTTTGAATAATCAAAAAGACCTGTATCAGGACTGTTACCATCACCAGCTTCGTAGAATCTGTCATATAAGTTACCACCTGTGTAACCAGTTGCAGCGCTTCCACCAGCACCCGGCATTCCGTATGGAGAATAGTGACCAGCACCATTTCTTTCTTGGATTTTAGGGATAAAGAAGAACAATTTACCAATTGGTAAGTTCATTGCTTGTACTGAAACGATATCGTTTGCTAATAATTTAGAGAATACACGACGAATGATTGGGAAAACCACAGTCTCGAATGAACCAGACGCATCAGCTACTGCTGCTTCGTTGATTAAATAAGACGCTTGGTTTTCATATAATTGCGCGATGTTATCTTTTTGGTGACCGTCAAGACCTTCTAAAAAGCCTAAGTCATCCCATTTTTTGATGGTATCTTCTTTGATAACACGTAAGTGCTTAAGACCGATGTTACCTACCATACCTGATTCTAATAATGCTCCCATTTTGTATGTTTTTGTTTTTTTTGTTTAATTTATTATTTTATTTTTCCCATTAAATCTTTCATTCTTCTGAATTGTGGATTCTCATAAGCCTTAGCTTCTGATAACACCTCTTGAGATGATGATGTAGATGGGGTATTAGAGATTTTTCCAACTACTGACTCGGTAACTGTTGTTTTTGTACCTAATTCAGATTTGATTGTGTTGAATAAACCTTTAGATTCATTCATTGTTGAAACTGAATCAAATCTCTTTAATATGTTCAATTTCTCTTGTTTAGTAGTAGAGTGTTCAGTAAATAAACGTGTAGCGTAAGCTAAGTTTGCGTTAAACACAGCAACTTCGTTAAGTTTGTCTTTGAATAAAACTAAAGCCTTCTTGTATTCAGAATTTTGTTTCTTTAACTTTTCGACTTCTTCGTTCATTTCGTGACGACCAGCTTTGTATTTTTTACCTTGGTTAGCTGGAGTTCTAACGTCATTACCATAAGTTCTTGCAGCTTCAGTAGCTTCGATTTCCATCTCATCACCTTCAGCAACTTCTTCTTCCCCTTCTTCTTCATCAATTTCGATTTCGTAAATTGTTTCTTCCTCATCAGTTTCCATGTCATCACCCATCATATCCATTTCTGAAAATTCATCTTCTTCAGTACCGAATTCGGGTTCTGCATTAAACTCAGACTCTGAATCCATTTCGTCATCAAGTTTGATAATATAATCGTCTTCTCCGTCACCAAACTCAATGCTATTTCCGTCTTTCTTAACCACGATACCATCTTCTGGTTTCATTGCTTTGAAAACTTTTAATACTTCATCATCTGAAGCACCGGTCATATCCATTACGTCCTCATCTTCAGAACCTTCTTCTGCTGGCGGTAAAGCAAGATCTTCATCTTCTTCTTCGTCATCTTCAGAATCTAATCCTTCAATGTCTTTGTTTGGTTCGTTATCGAGGTCTTCATCATTTTCAGAGTCGTCTGCTGTTGCATCGTCATCTGACATATCATCTCCCTCTTCTTCAGGATTCTCTTCAGTCTCAGGTTGTTCGTCAACCTCAACTTCAGTTTCTTCCTCTTCTTCCAATGATTCTTTAAGCAAGTCATTTAGTTCTTGTTTCATAGTTGAAGCAAGTATACCCTTTGCATTTTGCTTTACTGCTTCTTCAAGTGTCTGTACTTGAAGTAACGCTTGTTCTAAAATTGATTTTTCAGTCATTGTGAAATTTTGTTTTATTATCTTATAAATAGTACGACTTTAAGAAAAAGCCTTATTTTTAATATTTGTATCCCTATAAAATTGATTATTTACCCAAAAAACTATCTAATTTTCCCATAAGTTTAGACATTCTATCATCAACCGCAGGTTTTTTTATTTCAGATTCTTGATATTGTTCTCTATCAGAAGGATCACTAAAAATGTAAGCTCCTGGAGTTGATGGAGATGACACTAAATCAAAACATACTAATTCAAAGTCTTCCTGAACGATATTTTGACCTTTAATGTTTTTTAGGGAACCAACTCCACGAGAAGATATACCCAAAGTGGCTCCGTTCATAATTAACATTGCCGCTTGGTCACCTTTAGTAGATACGATACCCATCTTCTTCCATCCCGGTGAAGTGAATAGTTTTATTTTACCCATAAGGATTTTTCCGTCCCACCATGTCTCAAGAATTGAGTGGGAAACTCTATCTAAATCGATAAGAGAAGATGAGGGGTGGTTTAATTCATTTAACGCACCACCTTTCTTAATAAGTGTTTGGTATTTTTCGTTTTCTCTCTTTAATAAGATTTCAGGGTATATTCTACCATTCTTATTTGGAGTGTCGTATTTTTGTAAAACGGCATAAAGGATAAGGTCTTGTGAAAAGTCCATATCCTTCATTTCCGAAATAATTTTTTTGTTGTCGTCGGGTGAAACGTGACCTGCGTCGTATTCTATTAAAATTCCTCTACCCGTTTCGTTTGGTCCTAATATCTTCATTTATAGATTTTATTACTATAAATACATCAATATCAAGGTTATTTCTTGCTTTTGTAAAAATTGAATAGTTTTTTATCAATTAAACCATCCTCAACAACAGATTCGGTCAAATCTGTGATAAATGTTTTTATTTCTTTTGATCTAATATCGAATTGTTTTTCAACAAATAATGTTATTTCTAAATTCATAAAAGACCTCTTTTCAACCTTAATTCCTTTAGTTCTTATGTCTAAATCAACAATTGATTGTTGTTTAAAATTTGAATTTTTTAAATTATAAATTAATTCTTTTATTTTTCTTCTTGATTTTGAGATTAGATAATCATAATCATCAGTTTCGTTTTCGGGTTGTAACCAAGAATTTAGTTTTATATAAATGGTTTTAAGATTTTTGAAGTCTACGGTACCATAACCATACTTTACATTATTGTAAGTCCCTAATGGGATGTACTTACCTGTTTTCATTAATTTTATTCATTATCTTTTATTTTATGGTGTTATTAAAATATATGAAAAAAATGTTGTAAATCCAAAATATTTTATATATTTGCGATATAATTATATGTTATGATAATAATTGACGTAACAAAGGAACGTAGTATCGAAACAGCTTTAAGAACTTATAAAAATAAAGTTCAAAAAACTAAGCAAATCCAAAAATTGAGGGAGAGACAAGAATTTGTTAAACCTTCAGTCACTAAAAGGAAAGAGGTTTTAAAAGCAAGGTATGTACAACAAATAAAAAATGGTCTTAACTAAGACCATTTTTTAATTCTGTTAATCTGTAATAATTTAATTTTGATGTTTCCTTTTTTAGTACTTCATCCTTTACTGATGATAATTTTTTAATCATTTCCGAATCTGTAGATTCATTAATTAAGTTTCCAATTTTATCTAATAGTGATTCTTTTAATTCTGTAGTTTTTGTTTCTAAGTCAGTATCGTTTAAATCTAAAATTGTTTTTAATTCAGTTTTTTGTTCTTCAGATAATGTGTTTGTATATAATACGTTAAAATTGTTTGCTAAAACAGCGTGTAATAAATTTTCATTTACTGTGTGTGATTTACTTGATTCAACCACATTTTCTTTTTTAGTTGTTAAATGTTCTACTAATTTTAATTTGGCAATAACCTTTTTATCTATATTATTTAAATTGTCATCTTCTAAAAGTTGGTCAATGTTATCATATAGTTCGTTAGATTCTACTTGTACATCATGAACTGACATATTTATAACCTCACAAAAACTAGTTAATTTTTTTGACTTATCTTTTAAAAGAGTACCAAGTTGCTCAACATATAATTTAGCAACCTCTTTATCTTCAATGTACTTATTTTCTATTTCTTCATAAAAAAGATACATTTCTTTAAAGTCTTTATTTTTCTTAACAACTTTAATTAAATTTTTTGTATTCCCTTTAAAGTTATCGTTGGTATAAGCCTCGGTTAGTTTCTTTAGTAACTTAGACTTTATTTTCCCAAAATTATTCATTTTTAGTCGTTTAAAATATCGTTCAATTTATTTTCTATTTCATAAATATTCTGTTGTGCCTTTTCCATATCAAACAAAACATTAAAATCTTCTTTTTCCTCACCTAACATACCTAATATTTTTGATTTTTTAGATGTTGATTCACTTAATGGTGCCTCACCTCCACCTGCAGCAGGTGCTGGCGGCGGCATTCCTCCCATATCTCCTCCGGCACCTTCACCACCCGCAGCAGCCGCTTCGGCCGCGGCTCTCTCTTCTTCAGGGATACCATATTTCTTATCAACATCATCAAACACACCAGAACGTTTAATAATGAGTTGACTATTTTGTAATTCAAAACCAACCGCTCTTTCTAAACGTTGTTGTTGTAAATCGAGTAATACCTCACTATCACTCATACCTAATATATTTTTCTTAGCCCACGTATGTGATACAGGTAAGATACCTACTTGAGATTGGTCGGATGTTGCATCTTTGTAAAGAGTAATCTTTTCTTTCCAAGTTTCAATTTTTAATAAATCGGATTGTTGTGATGGATTGGTTAATGATAATGAAAAACTATTTAAATCGTCCTCTAATCCCAATAAATAAAGATGCATTAATGCAATTTTATTTAATTCTTGAATTAATGATTTTTGTATTTTATTGATTGTTCTCGCAAAACGAATATCCATTAATGCAAGATTTTTACCATCACCAACAACTTCTTCGAAACCTAAGAAAGCCTTAGGTATACGTAACGCTGCTAATAATTTCTTTTGGATATATTCGATATCGGCAATCTCACCCAAGTTTTGAGCTCCAGGTAATGTTTCAATTGGGTTTGTTTGTGACGGGTCACGAACAGGAATGAAATAATCTTGGTCAACCGCCATTTGATTATATCTCATATCTACGTTACCATTACGTGGGTCTTGTATTTGGTCTCTTTTGAATTTGTTTGCTACACGTTGTACATATGGTTCAATATCCTTATCATCCATATTACCAACGAATACTTTGAATACACGTCTTTCAGGTGCTCTTGATGTTCTATAAATTAACATCGCATCTTCCGCAAGTAAAAGTTGTTTCCAAATTCTTCTGATCTTATCTAACATAGACGTACCATATGGCAACTTTCTATCATCACCTAATAATCTAAAGTGTGCAACCTCCCAAGCTTGGAATTCCATATCTTTGTTTTTCCAAGTAAATCTTAACTCCCTTGTTGGTGATTTTAAATCGGAACTTTGATTTGGACTCTTTGTTGTTGCACCTTCCAATCTTTCTATTTCAATATTTGGTAGTTGTTGACAACCGATAATTCCTTTTTCGGGGTCTATCTTTAAATAAACAAAATCATCACCATACTTACAAAGACCTCTAGCCCACATTTGTAAATTAGTGTTGATATCTAACTTATTGTTAAATAAATCAACCAATATACTTTTAACTCTATCTGATTCTGAATAAATGGTTAATATTTCACCCTTTTCGGACATTGTTGTAGATTCTTCTGCGTATATGTCTAACGATGCAGAAATTTCAGGAGTAAATTCCATAGATTCGTAATCGTAATATGCTGCTAATCTATTTGGTTCATAATAAACAGATTGGTTATAAACCGATTGGTCTAACTTAGTCCATTTATCTGCAATGTATTGAGATTGTTGGGCTTGCAACAATGCTCTCTCGTAGTCTTCTCTACTATCTGTTTTTAATAACTCATCTTTATTAAAATTAAAAGATGGTGCCTTGTCCGGATTCGATTGACCCGGATAACCAAACATTCTTGTTAGTTTCTGAAAGACGGTATAATTCTGTTCTGCCATGTATATAAATACTTTTCTTTATAATATAAACTAAATTATTAATAATTGGAATATTATTTTGATCTTCCAAATAACCAATTAAATTCTTGATATTGACTCTTACCGGGAACGTTACGCATATCTTTAAAGGCTGGGTTATCATCAAACCCCATTGACCCAATCTGATCAAAAGCCGTACCATAAGAATAAAAAGATTTATTTGGTTCATATGTACGTTCAGTCATTGTCCAAGACTCCAACATCGCTTTATTTGCATTTTCATTCTTTTGTAACTGATTGAAACACAAGTCAGAAGCGTATAGTGCCATAGAAAGAGCCATAATTGCATCGTCGTGAGCACCTTTCATGTGGTCAGGACGACCATTCATATAAACAAACGTATTAAGTTCGTTTAATAATCTACTTGACCTTACTTGAAACCCTTTTCTTAGTTGTTCCTCAAAGGCGGCAACTATTTGAGTTCTTTTATTATTAAAGTTAAGTCCTGGTATTTTTTCCATCGCCTTAGCGTTATATTCCCATTTATTTTGAGTGTTAATACCATCGATATAAAGGTTTTTATAGTTCATTTCTTGTAACTTTCTCGATGTTGCAACACCCATTCCTCCAGTTATATCAATAACAATAAATGCCTCGTATAATATACCCCATTTATATGCAACTGCAGCTAAATCATCCGGTGGTATCTTACCTATATATTCTGCAACCTGTTCCCTATCATCAAAATCAATTATTGATATGGATGAAAAATCTTCACTGTCTCCCCTACTAACATCAACTCCCATAATGTAACGATGTCCTTGTATTGGTTCTTTCCAATGCCAAAATGTACCCTGCATGTATTTTTCTTTAGGTACACGTACCATATTCTTTGCAATATTCTCTTGAACATCTCCCGGAATTACACCATCTCCTGAACCTAAGAAATCACATTCCAATTCCTGTGCAATCTTACGTCTATCATATTTAAATTTCTTAGACATTGATTCAAACCAAGACGAAAAAGGTTTATAACCCTGTTCTTCTAACTCTTGGTAATTATCTATGTCGAATTCAGTAATAACAACCTCATCATCATTATATAGTTCCCTATTTAACATGTAGTGACATATATCCTGACACTTAACCCAACGCAAATCTTTAGTGTAACGAGGGTCTTTAAACCATCTTAAATCTGTGATATGGAAATCATTTAATCCACGTAATGCTTGGTCATAAACACCATAATAAATCGGGTCATAACCATTTGGGGTTGATACAAGAATAATCTTACCTCCCGTTGATAAGGACGCCATAGATGCTGCCCAAAAGTCTTCACCAGCTTCAATATAAGCAGCCTCATCAAATACAAGAATGGTTGGTGTATAACCACGTAAAGCATCTGCTGATGTTGCAACCGCCTTTACTTCACATCCATTATTTAATCTAAATCTACTTTCTGAGTTTTTATCGGGTGAAAATCCAACATTTAACCACTCGGGCCATTGTTCTAAAAAGTGACGAACTTTATTCGCCATCTCTACTGCGGTATCTTTTTTATTCGCAATTAACAAAACCCTCTCAGGTTCGTCAGGTTTTGCGGTTTGTAATTTTTTTGAAATCCAAGCCGCTGTTACGGTTGTTACACCAGCTTGTCTATATTTTCTTGTGATATTCTCATTGTACGTTTCATAGTCTTGTATTAACTGAACTTGGTCAGGGAATAACTCTAATGGAACATATTTTTTCTGAGTATTATCGTATGTTTGAAGATACGTTTTTAACGCATATGGAGCATCTTTCATAATTCTAGCATACTCCATTAATTGTTCTGCTCTTGTATTCATATATATAAATACAAAAAAAGGTGGTTAAAACCACCTTTTTAATTATTCATCGTTATCATTAAAAATTGACATACTATCGTCGTAATAATTTTTATTAATATCTTTCCTGATAGAATCGTAATAATCTTTAATCATTTTTTCACCTTTTGAGGTCTTTCCAATCACTTCTTTCATCATTGTTAGAAACTCCTTAGCCTCCAAGGTATAAAGACTTGATAAGAAATATGATTGTAAACCTTCTTCATTTTCATCAATAATAACTTCATCTGGTAACATACTCCTAACTCTATTCCATATTGAAGGACCTAATCTTAAATCCCACATTTCTTTATCCATAGTGTCTTCGTAACCCGAAACCTTAGTCCATAACTCCTCATCAAAATCACCTTTCTCATCTCTTGGTCTTCCATGTACTGCAAGTAATTCTAAATAACCTTTGATACACTCATGGACGGCTACGGGAAAATTCTGTGCTCGTACTTTAATGATTGGTGGATCTCCCTGTTCAATTTCTTCAGTACCCGCAACTTGTCCCGATTTACCCATTTGAGATAAAAACATATCAGGAAATTGCCAATAAGTTGTGTCATTTATCGACATCAT